TTTCAAGCATGGCACAGATTACGTTCCGAAGACGGGCGTTTACAAGTTGCATGAAGGTGAAGCGGTCAAGACCGCAGAGGAAAATAAAATGGACCCCATGGCGTTAGTTCCGGGCCGCTCGGAAGAGAAGCCCAAGAAGGTAGTTCACGAAATTCGAACGCGTAAGGCGAAGACGGGTGGATTCATCCACGAACATCACCATACACACCCGGAGCATCACAAGATGGAGGAGCATGCTTCTCCAAACATGAAGTCCGCGATGACCCACCTGAACGACCACATGGGTGATGGGTCTAGCGCGAGCGATGTGATGGCCGACGCAGCACCAGCGGCACCCGCCGCACCCGCCGCAGGAGCACCAGCGGCAGGAGCACCCGCAGTATAGTCGAGGAGAGGTATGAAAGTCGAAACGTTGCAGGAGTGGTTCACTAAGCATAAGAACGATACGAACTATCAGCATCGTGATATGCCTATGGACACCTTCGACCACAATGCCTTTGAAAGTTTCAACAAGATGAAGGCCGCACACCAACAGCGTGTGCTGGACGTTTGTCGTGCGTACAAGGTAGTCATCGACGAGCAGCCCGAGACGCTTACTCAAATGTTGCGTTATCGGTACATGGCACAGACGAATCTATTCGCGCTCTGCCATTTGCTTGAGAAATACAAAGATACCACCGACAAAACCTACATCTGGACCGACGGGACGACACACAATACGCACGAAGAGATTTGCAACGAATTCTTTGTGCGGAAAGACCCGACGATCAAGACCTTCAAAATGTTTGCACAGAATTATGTAGACCACAAAGAGCGGCTACTCTTAGTACCCAGAGGCGGGTTCAAAAGTAGTATCGACATGGCTGATACCGTTCAGTACGTGATCTGCTGGCCAGAAGTCACGATCATGATTCTGACGGGTGTGTTGAAACTGGCACAAGATTTTGTAGGTGAAATCAAAGGATTCTTCAAACTAGCAGATGGGACGATGGAAAACGTCAACCTGTTCGAGACGAAGAAAGCTATTAAGCCTGTCACTTTGGACGACGACACGCCGTTCATGTTCCAAGTTCTCTTTCCGGAGCACTGCATCGACAAGGATGCGGGTACTCTCCAAGAATTCCAAACGCCCGCCGTTTCCCAGACTGAGAAGGAATGTACGGTGTGGGCGGCATCTATCGACCAGAACTTGTCTGGTTGGCACGTCGGCGTCATGAAGTTGGATGACGTGGTCACAAACGAAAATAGCCGTACTGTTGATCGAATCATTAACGTCAACAAACAAGTTAGCATAAACCAAGCGATGCTTCATCCTTATGGCTTCTACGATAAAATCGGCACGTGGTATGACGCCGAAGACACGTATGGTCAGGACATGAAGCACATCAAGGTGTGCGAGAAGAACGGCGACCCAATCAACATGAAAGTTTATCTTCGTCCTTGCTGGTGGCCGAATGCCGCCGCAGTGAAGGCAGGTAAAGTTGAGAGTGAGCTAGTCGAGAGTGATTATGAACTTTGGTTCAACGTTCCCGGCCAGCTAACTTATGCCTTCCTTCGTTCGAAGATGCATGATCCCGAAGGTTTCGCAATCAAGTATTTGAACGACCCAACGAAAGCCCACACGGTGAAATTCCCGCGTGAACTTCTCGAACGGCGAACGATTCACTCCAATCTACTCCCGCCATCAGGACTGGTTGTCACCTGTATCGACACGGCTTATTCAACGAAGAGTTGGGCGGATTACACCGTTATGATAACTGCCCTCATTTATGGCGGCAGGTTCTACATCATCGACATGGCCCGTGGAAAGTGGAATGAATTTGAATTGCCAGTGAAGATCGCGTCCGTAGCGAATCAATGGCGACCTACTCGCATCTGCATCGAAGAGTCTGTCGGCGTCAAATGGCTCGGCAAAGAAATTTACAGGGAGATGGATAAGTTGCGTGTACGCGTACCAATTGAATTCGTCCCATTAGGAAAAGGAAGCAAGGCTACTGCGAAAGATCAGAAGGCGAAGCCTGTTCTTAGATATCTAGGAGATGAGCGATTGTTGTTCGCCAATCAGATGGTCGGACTCGAAGAACTGTACGTCGAACTCTCCAACTTCGGAACCGCAGCGGGCACACATGATGACATCGTGAGTGCACTCTCGATTCTAGTTGACCAATTCTCAGCTTACGCAGATATGGAAGGCAAGAAGCAGGAAGCCTCGCCGGACTTCGTAATCAGTTCTCAACAGAAACAGCAGTACGATCACATCTACGGCAAGGGTACTTATGAGAAGTGTTTCAAACAGCACGCTCTCAATGCAGCCCTCGCAAACCCCGACATGTCAACGCAGGATGCTGTGAAGGCTGAACAATCCGCCGCAGGAGCCTATAGTGATCCGCTCCAACAGGCAGGACTCTATGATTGACAAATTCGGGCAGATGTGATAGGATAAATCATGCACATATATGCGGTCACAAACACGACGAACGGCAAAATTTACATAGGCCAGACCTGCCAAAATCTCGACAGGTATCTGCGATCTGATGTGACCCGTGCTTTGCTGCATGGGGAGGACCGAAAGCCCCACCTATATAATGCCATCCGAAAATACGGTGCGGAAGCGTTTGTGATTCGATTGTTAGTCAAAGCCCTAGACAAAGAACAGGCTGACAAATTAGAGCAGTTTTTTATTCGAACACTTGAAACACAAAATCGGGACATCGGGTATAACGTCGCAGCAGGCGGCAGCGGGTCATTCGGATACGAAAGAACATTTTCAAAGGAACATCGGGCGAAATTAGCGGCGATATGGACTGGTCGAAAACATTCTGAAGCAACGAAGGAAAAGATGCGATTATCTGCTTTAGGGAAACCGAAGTCTGCTGAACATCGCGAGAAACTGAGTAAGGCAAAGATGGGGATTAAAATGGGTCCATTTTCGGATGAACATCGAAGTAACATGAGCAAAGCAGCTATAGCCGCCCATGCTCGTAGGAAAAGAGAACGGGGGGATATATGCCCGAGTTAGTGGACGATCAGTTGATCGCGGACGGTAATCCGAACGCTCCTCTCACCGGAGAGAGTTTTAACAAAGATGGGTCAATTAAAGCTGCGGATGACTTATCGACTGAGCTATCTATTGTAGTGCAATCTGCACAAGCAGCACGGGACTTTCTACTCAATAAGCAGTGGAATCTCCTCTGGCGTTAAGAACATTGCGTCAGTAAAACCCCCTCTGATTGACTTGAACGCTGAAATGCCAACAAGGGCGAAGCCGTAAGGCACGCTGAGAGACTAAGTGAGCGGGCACCAATTCTGGTGATGCGATAGTCCGAACATACGGGAATCCAACCGTATGAGATAAGCAGAAATGCCTTATCCTGCCATTAGGCAGTAACAACGGTGGATGCCGATCTGTTATTCCAAGCACCGCGACCTATGACGGTTTACGAGAATACCTTAACATAACGGGGGCATCTTACTGAAAAGTAAGAATGCGAATCTTCTTTAATTAAGCTGAACCCTGAAACGGGAACAGACTGCAAGCAGCGAAAGCGGGCAGCAGTAGAGACTAAACAAGAAGACATCCTTTGGGATGATGCGATAGTCCGATCATTACGGGAATGAAACCGTAAGAGGTTGCCAGAAATGAGCAATCCCGCCGAAAGGCGAGTAACATATTGACGTACTCGAACCAAACGTGCAGCGATTTACCGTTGCGAAAATTTGCAATTCTGTCGTGCCGCAGTTATACAAGGGTATGTTTTATGACGACCCGCCAATGATTCTTCGACCACGCCCCGGCGTCAAGCAGGAGATTACGGACGCGAAGACCGCTTTGTTCTCATACATACTCGACAAGAGTAAGTTCAAGACAGAGACGAAGTGGGGACTCGAAACGATGGCCCATCTGGGCACAGGCATCTGGAAGTGGGGTTACGACTGGACAGAGATTACAACGTCCAAGCGTCACGCCGCTGTTCTTACGGTTAAGACCGGCCCAGATAATGCCCCAGAAATCCATCAAATTCCCGAAGATAAACCGCCCCACATTGAGTACACGACTAAATCCGTACCAATGCCTTTCTTTGAACACCGTCCTTTGGATGCAGTGCTCGTCGATCCCAAGTTAACCGTCGCAGATATCCGCGAAGCACGGTGGGCTGTTGACGTTCGTGCCATGGACTTCTATGAGGTCAACGCTTTGAAAGAGGCGTTGGAACTGGAAGCGGAGGATAATCCAGAAGTTATGGATGGCTGGACTTTCCCTGCGAATCTCAAAGATATGTGGGCAGTGCAATCACCATCTGCACCAAATCAGATGGTTGAGCAAGCATTGTACATGAAAGGTGCAGTCCATCATGCTCAAGATTCCAACGTAGGTCACACGCCTAATCCGCTGATGACCAAGCTGGAAGTGCTTGAGTATTGGGACGCAACTCAAAAGATCATCGTCCTCAAGGGCGAGAAGGTGCTATACAGGGGCGATAACGAATTCAAACGTTTGCCGTTCCTTTCTGCAAATTGGTGGAACCGACCGAAAGCGTTTTACGGAATGGGTCTGGGTCTCATCGTTGGACAGAATCAGCGTGTCGATCAGGGTACGATCAACGCGATTCTCAAAATCCTGTCTTTCGGCGTCAACCCGATCTATGTCAAGAAACGCGACGGAAACAATTTCACCCAGATGGTAAAGACTGGCATCGGCAAAGTAATGACCGTTGACGGGGAAGTGGACAAGGCGTTTCGACTCATGGAAACTCCGAAGGTGCCTTCCGATGTTTGGCAAGCACTGCGGGAAAGTGAGACGGCGACTGAATCGTCATCTGGTGCAGATCAGCAGTTAGTGCAGGGAAGTTCCGCAGGGCCACGATCCAGCATGGGTCGCACATCTGGTGGTGCAGCAATTCAGGCATCAGCAAGTGCAACTCGGTTAGACGGGCCTCTCGACAATTTCATCGAGCAAGTCTTCAAACCATGGTTGTACATCATGGATGAACTCGTGTACAAGAAGATGTCGGATTCTACCATCCTTCATATTCTGGGCGAAGTTCTTGGTAAGCCATTAACGAAAGCCATCGGCATGCAGGAGTATTGGGATGCCACTATGGACTTCGAAGTTCTCGCGGGTGCGTCAATGTCCGCGAAACGTACGATGGCTCAGTCGATGACGATGCTCACGCAGTTCCTCGATAATCCGCAGTTGCAGGATGCCCTATCAAAACAGAAGAAGAAAATTGACTTCCTCACCATTTTCAGAATGTGGATGGAAGCGAGCGAGTGGAAGAACGGTAATGACATCGTTGTCGATATGACTCCGGAAGAAATTGCGGAGCAGAAAGCAAATTCACCGGCAGCGATGAACGCAATGAAGATGCAGGCTGCGAACCAGTCAACGCAACAGAAGTTCCTACAAAAATCTGAACTTGAAGACCAATCTTCTAATAATCGCATAAAAAGAGATTTGGTAATCGCTTCAGCTAAGGCTTCTGGGTTATCAGAAACCGTGGAGGGTGAACCGTCTACTGGCGGTCTCCAA